CGTCGACGCCGAACCACCGCTTCGCGGCGACGGGCGACATGATGCCCTTCTTCACCGCGGTGATGAGGGCGTCGGGGTTCGCTTGCAGCGGCGCGAGGCTCACCTCCAGCAGCTTCCACCGCGAGTACACGGTGTGGACGCGGTCGCCGTACTTGCGGCGGTCGGCGTCGATCGCCTTGCGGACGCCGCCGTCCTCGGGGACGTATCCGACGCTCACCGCGTTGACGATGCCTTGGCCGACGAGCGCGGCCGCGACCTCCGGGAAGAACTCTCCGTTGTAGCCGTCCGGGCGCTGCGCGAACGTGAAGTCCCCGACGATCGTGGACTCCTTCCGCTTGAGTCCGTTGCATCGGCCCACTGGCTGCGCGTAGTCGTGGTTCCAGAAGAGCGTCGGGTTCTTGTCGAACTCGGTGCTGTTCATTCCCTGCGGGATCAGCACCTCGCCGTCGCGGTCGAGCGTCTCCGCGGTGATGACCGCGGTGAATCCCCTTGCGGTGCCCTTGAGTTCGGCGGTGAGCGCCTTGCGCGTGATGGTGTTCATTGGATTCCTGCCTCCCTGTTCAGTGCGCGGCGCGTCTCCTCGGCGATCGGAGAAGCCTCGATGTCGCGCGCGATCTGCTCCATCTCCGCGTCGAACGCTGGCTGCATCGAGCAGCGGCAGTTCGGATGCAGCGGCGGGCCGTTGACATCCTCGTAGTCGAGCAGCATCTCTTTGTTCTTCCCGTCGTTGTCTGCAACGCCGAACAGGAGATCGCCCTTCTGATAGAACGGCTCATTGAGCGCGATCGGCTTGTCGGCGTATCGCTTCGCGGCCGCCTCGCAGAACTCGCACGGGTCGGGCGCGAGAAGCCAGGTCTTGCCCGTGACCATGCCCGTCGACTGCCACGCCTCGACCTCGGCGGTGCGCGCCGCGCGCGCCGCCTCGGTTCGCGCGACCGTGCGCGCGCGGTTCCATGAACCGTCCTGATCCTTCTGGCTTTCCGCCCACGTCTGCACGCGGTCTGCCAGCTGGTCGACCGTCTCGCCGTTCTCAAGCCCAGTGCCGAGCACCTCGCGAACCTTGACGCTGGTCGTCTCGGTCACTCCCTGCGCGGTCTGCCGGGCGAGGCGGATCGACTCCGTCTCCGCGTACTTCGCGAGGTCTTCGCGCTCAAGGTCGAAGTCGACGTTCGTCGCGACCTTGGCGACGGTGTCGATGCCGATGGTCACGCCAGTCTGGATGGCCTCGCGCAGGTACGGCGCGAGCGCGTCGACCATCGCGCGCTGGTAGTTCCGCGACCGTAGCAGCCGCTCGGCCTGCGCGATGAGTTCGTCGGTCGGACGCTCGGACTTCGCGAGCGCATCGAGCAAGTCCTTCATCTGCTTGTCGAACACCTGCGACACGCCGCGGACCATGTCCTCCTCGGACTGGTTGATCTTTCGGCCCTCGGACTCTGCGCTCTTGGTCTGTATCCGATCGGATACAGAGCCTTCCCAGAGTGCCTTGTGAGAGACGCGCTTCGACTTGGCGCACCCGCAGCCGCAGGACTTCTTGCCGCGCTCGCGGTCGAACTCCTCGACCTTGCGCTTGGCCCACGCCCAGCCCTCGTCGCCGCCCCAGCCGTTCCACGCCTGCCAGCCCTTGCCCTGCTCGTCCCACGTCTCGCCCTGCTTGTCGGATTCGTGGCGCTCGAAGTACGCGACCATGCGGCGGATCGTGTCCTCGCTCAGGTTCTCGCGGTTCGCGAGGTCGCGCGCGCGCGCGATGCCGACCTCGGTCATGCCTCGCTGCGACTCGGGCTTAGTCTCCCGCACCTCGAGCGCGCGCCGCGCGTTCGCTGCGACAGTCTCGGGCGGCTTGGTGTCCACGTCCTCGACGGCCTTGCCGATCGCGGCCTCAAGACCCTTGCCCTCCGCGCACATCGAGTACGCGATGGCGATGGCCTGATCCTGCGGGTAGCCCTCCTCGATCAGCTTCGGAATCTTCGCGCTCACGCAGTCGCCGAGCGCGTCCTTCGACTCGACTGACTTGCCAGCGATCGTCGGCTCATCGTCCTCCGGCTTGGCGTCGAGCGGGCCGACCAGTCCGTCGATCGACTTGTCCACGCCGTCGTCGGCCGACGCCTGCGCGGGCGCGACGGACGCCTGAGCACCGGACGATATCGGATTGAATATGGATGCGATTGTCTCTGCGGAGATGGTCGGGAACGCAGCCGATGCGATGGACACCGCCGAATCCTTCGGAAGTTCGCCGAGCTGGATCGACTTCGCCAGATCGACAAGACTTGAAATCTGCGCCCCGTTGAGCGCGGTATCTGCGATTGCCTCTCCGGCGGGAACTGGCTGTTGTGCAGAAGATGGGCCTGCGACAGGCCGAGCAGGAGCGATCGGAGATGCGATGGGCGTCGGAACGCCACCAATCGGCTGCCCATTGACCATGAGTCGATCCGCATTCCTATCGTCGGAAGGCTCAAGACCCTCCTGCTGTCGCGCCTCGTTGGCGGTCAGGATGCCGCCCTGCACATACGAAAGCCGCTTGCTCGACTCCTGCACCTCGTCGCGCTTGACGGGGTTGTCGTAGGCGAGGAACGCGTCGTCCTCGATGCCGAACAGCGGAAGGAGCGACTGATTGAGCACCTCCTCGTCCATGCGGCACGCGGGCAGGATCGTCGTCTCCTTCCACGATGCGAAGCCCACCGTCGCGCTCGCAAGGTTCGGATCGTTCGCGCGCAGCATCGAGACGGGCACGCCGAAGATCGCGGCGATCTCCTCAACGATCTCCTCGCGGCCCTCCAAGTCCTTCGGCGGGAACGACAGCGGCTTCAGGTCGACGTCACCAGTCACGGCGAGGAACTTGCCAGTGCGCTGCGTGCCGCGGACCTTGTTCTCCACCTCCGCGGTGAACCTGTCGAGTTCGGCCTCGCTCGCGTTGCCCTTGATGACGGCGAGGTAGTCGGGACGGCTCTTGTTCTTGAAGAAGAAGTAGTCCATCTCGTGCAGCGCCTCGTTGGAGGTCACCGCACCCCACGCAGCCTCGACCTTGCCGAGGCCGTAGTACATATCGCGCGGGTTCGGGTACTTGAAGTGGATCACCTCGTCAGGCGCGAAGTCGACCTTCTGCGGGTCGGTCGGCCCGTATCGGTAGCCCTTGATGAACGGCTCTCCGCGCGCGCCTTCGCCCGGCACGATCTCCGTCCACTGGCTAGGCATCGTCCACAGTTCGGCAGGCACGCCGAGACGGCGGTCGATCACCGGGTGGACATAGGCGTTGCCAGTGAGTTCAAGGTAAAGCACGCGCAGGACGGTCGCGTCGAAGCCGTTCTGGTAGGGGTTGACCCGCGCGAGAAGGTCGAGCAGCGGGTGCCTGTCGGTGACGGCTTCGTAGTCGTCGCCGAACTCCGCGGCCTTCGACATCGCGAACCGCGATGGGAGCTGCGCGAGGTCGCCGGACAGATACGCCTTCGTTCGGCGATCCGTCCTGCGCGTGTTCCAGAGCTTCGCGCCAGCGCCGCGCGACCTGACGTACAGACGAAGCGGCTGCGACGCGACGGCGATCGCGTTCAGCCGAGCCGCGGCATAGACCCAAGACGAGCAGTAGCGCACCGCCGCCTGATGGCTGAAGTCGGGACGCTTCACGTCCCGGCCGAGGAAGGTCATTCCGCTCGCGCTGGTGAACTTCGGCGGCACGTCGTCGGTGAACGCCGCCTTGGTGAATGCCGCCTTGAGTCGTTGGATCAGCGTCATATGGCTCTCGTCAGGAACGGCTTCCGCGCGCGCCTTGCGTGGACGGCGAGCGCGAGCGCGCACACGCCGTCATCGTGTCCCGCCGTCGCCTCGTACGAGACGTGCTTCCCCGAGTATCGGTATCCGAAGCCCTCCAGTTCCGAGCGCAGCCACCCGTCTGGGAACCGAATCTCCATCGTCTGCACCGCGATCTGAAGCCCTTCCATCAGCTGTTGCTTGCTCTGCGAAGTGAATTTGAAGCCATCGACGCGACGGCAGACGCGCTTCAGGTCCTCCACGATCGGGTCGCCGACGCCCGTCGAGTCGATCTGCGCGGGCGCGTCCTTGATGATCTTGGCGAGCTTCTCGCGCGTGAGCGCCCACGGTCCCTGCCATCGGTCGAGCATCGCGACCGCGCCGTCCGCGTCGAGTCCGACGATGACCGTGAAGTCCTGGCTCTTCGCGAGGTCGACGCCGTAGACCTCGGCGGGTCGCGTCGAGAGCGGCCCGATGCACTGGCGCAGCGCGTCGAGTCCGAAAGGATTGCCGCCGTCCTCGGCGGGCACTCCCTCGTACTCCTGCGCGAAGACCTCCGGCGGCAGCGACCGCCGCGCCGCCTCGACTTCGTCCGGGTCAATGTGCGGGTTTTGGCGCGTTCCGATGCGAAAGGCACGCATCGTGCCAGTCGTGTCACCTTCCGCCTCAGTGAACAGGCGGTGGAAGTCGCCCGTCCCCTTCGGCGTGCCGAGGAAGAGCGCACTGCCCTTGCGGTCGGCGAGGGTCGGCCGCGCCGCGTTGCGCCACCATTCGAGGAGGTGCGGCACGAACCCTGCCTCGTCCACCACGATCAGGTCGTAGTCGCGGCCACGTCCGGCGTCCACGTCCTCAAGCGACCAGAAGTCGATGACGCCGCCTGTCTTGACTTCGATCCGCTTCTCGACGCGATCCATGCGCGCGGTCACGGGCGCGAGCGCGCGCTCGATGTCGCGCATGGGGTCGGCGAGGTACTTGTAGGTCGGCGCGAACCAGCCGACCTTGCGTCGGTTGATGGCGGCGCGCTGCGCCTTGACCTTGCCGTAGGTGGTCTTGCCCCAGCGGCGTCCGATCTCAAGGACGCTGAACCGAGCGAGCGCCGCATCGACCGTCAACTGCGACGGATGCAGGATCGAGGACAGCGGCTTGAGTTGCACCCTCATGCGTCATGCTGCACCTTCGGCGGCAGTTCCTCGATGGTGATGACCTCCTCGCGGACAACGGCGTCGGTCTTGTCGCGCTGGCCGAGGTACTGCTTGCCGAGCCAGATCAGGAGCGGGACGCTGCCGTTCATGGCAAGGTCGACCTGCCTCCCGCGCAATTGCTCCGCGAGTCGGTTTCTGCCACGGGCGACCTCTGCGGAAAAATTATCGCTGACCGTATCTCGGTTCACGCCAAGAATCCCTGCAATTTCCTCGATGGTGCAGCCGCGTGCGGCAAGTTCCTCGACCGAATTTTTCCGCAATTCGGCCTTCGGTCTGCCACGCTTTCTCGGCTCAGGCTTCCGTCGTCTTGCCATTGATCTGGCTCCTGATCTGTGCCGCGACTTCGGCGGCAAGGTGCGCTGGCGTCAGCCCGCCGTCCACCCACCAGTCCTCGAACGGACGAAGCTCGCCGTCGATTGCCACGCACACGTCCGGCGCGACCAGTTCGTACCCGGCGTCGCGTAGGATTCCACGCATGGCCGACCTGATCGCGGCGTTGCCCCGGTACAGGTCGTGCTCGACCGTGATGCAGTCGAACCGCACCGCGTCGAGTGGGAGTTTGCACAGCGCCTGTAGCGTCAGGCTGGGCGGCTCAAGGTCGAGAGAGAGGTATCCGATGCGACCGTCCTTCGCGAAGTCGTGCAGGATCGCCCGCCAGTCCTGCGCGAAGAAGTCTCCGTAGACCGCGTGCGCCTTGCGGCCGGCGCGGAGCGCGTCGGCGTGCTCGATGTCGCAGAGGATGCCGCTCCACCCGGCGTCCTCAAGCGCCTTCGTATTGCTGATGCTGACAGGCTCGCCAGCGCCGATGTCGAGGTACGTCTTCCTCCGCGCGACCATGAGCGCGAAGGCGTCCTGTCCCGCCTGACTGTTCGATGTGATTCGCATCCGTGTTGTCTCCTACTGCGCGACGAGCGCCAGTTCCTCTTCCGTGAGCGACACCGACCACCCGACGCCGTCTGGGTCCCTGCTAGTCAGGTGCGCGATGTAGATGCCGTCTTCGTGATGATCGACACCGGCGACATCGACCTCGACTCCATGGTAGGTCTTCGGGTGCGGCGGGTTGACGGAGAACGCGCTGTCCATCACACGATCTCCCTGTAGCGGACGAACGATCCGGCCTTTGCCACGATCGCGCTGCCGCCGACCTCGCTCGCGAACCTCGCGATCAGAGTCGCGTCCGCGTTCGCGCGGATGACGCCCTCGATGATCGCGAGGTTGTTGCCAGTGCTCGCGCTCGTCGCGCTGGACGCGGCGGGCGAATCGAACGCCTGCACGTTCGCGTTCCTCGTCGTTGAAGTCGTGGTCAGCGAGTATTCGCTCATGTAGGAGCAGGTCGCCGCCGTTCCAGCCGACGCGGTGATCGACCATCGAGAACCCGTGGTAGTCGCGGCGGCGGTATAGAAGCACACGAACCTGAACTCGTAGAACTTCGTGTTCGTGATCGCGAACGACAGGCCCGTCACGTCGGCGATCGTGTTGGCGACGGCGTTGTTGTTGGTGATGTCCGAGGCCAGCACGACGATGCTGAAGCCGCTGTCCGCCGCGCCAGCGATCTGGTTGATGCTCGACTTGACCGTGCCCGCGCTCGACAGGACGTACCAGCCAGCCTCGTCGGTGTAGACGAGCGTCTCGCCAGTCGCGAGCGCGAGCTTGCAGAGGATGCGCGTCCCGACCTTGACGGTGCAGGTGATGCTCGACGTGTCCTCGTTGTAGACGTTGACGTAGTCGACGCCGCGCGTGTAGGTCGCGGCGGGCGCGGGCACGATGTTGACGGCGCTGGTGTTGTTCGTGTCCGTCGACGTGAACCCGGGCGACAGTTCGCCAGCCTTGGTGTCGCGCCACGACGCGTACGAGCGCGCCTGATTGGTGGCCACGGTCGCGGCCAGTTCGATCGTCAGGTTGGTCGAGGAGTCGAGGAAGATCATTGGTCAGATTCCGATGTAGGCGACGCGCTTGGCCTCGTCAATGCTGATTCCGCCGCCGCCGCTCGGCGTCGCCCACGACACGTCGCCGCTTCCGTTGGTGGTCAAGACTTGTCCGCTTGTGCCGTCGCCTGTCGGCAGGTCGAAGCCTCCCGCCGATCCCTCGATGCGAACGCGCGTCGCCGCCTTCGCGATCAGCTTCCCGTCGCCCGCCTCGATCGTGCCGTCCGTCGTGTCGTGGCTGATCCTGACGAAGTCGTTCGCACTGGCCGTGCCAAACGCGTAGACGTACAGCGTCGGGTTCGCGTGCGCGGTCGATGGCCTGCGGTTGCTGTTTCCCTGCCCGTTCTGCGAGACGAGAGCGACCGACCCGGCGTTGTTCGTTCCGTCGATGAACGGCGCGAGATACCACGTCCCTTTTGTTCCAGTTCCGCTTGAGTAGTACGAGATGAAGCCGCCGCTGTTTCCGAAGTCGGCGGTCTTTCCCGCGGCGATTCCCACGTTGTTTAGGAACTGGACGCCGCTGTTCGTGTTCAGCCCCCCGCTGCTGTTGATCGTCCCGATCTGCGTGTAGAAGGCGCTCGTCGTGAGGTCGAAGTAGATGCCGTTGACGTTGCCCGTGAGCGGAGCGGGAAGGAAGTCGATCCGCCCGTTCGTGTCGTTGCGGATGAACTCGCCGTTCGGCGTGAACGTCAGTCGGTTCGCCTTCACGTCCACGCCCGTCGCGTCCAGCGTCGTGGCGGTGACCGACACCGTGTCGGCAGAGTCGTCGATGGTGACAGAGGTTCCGTTGCCAGCGACGAGCACGTCGCCGAGATACAGCGGGTTGACGCCTGTGTTGATGCTGAACGACTGCGGTGCCGTCATGCCAGTAGGGCCGACCGCGACCGAATCGCCGCCTGTCGCGAGCGTCGCCGTCGCCGTGCCCGCGTTGAACGCGAACGCCGCGCTGGTGGTCAGCGCGCCAGACGCGCGGTAGTAGACCTGACCGTCGCTGCCCGGCGCGATGAACTCTAGGGCGTTGATCGAGGTGTTGATCGAGAGCGGCGACGTGACGCTGATCTCATTCGGTGACTGCGTCACACCAGACGAGTTGCCGAGAAGCCGAGCGTTCGCGATGTTCTCGATCTTCGCAAGCGTCACCGCATCGTCCGCGATCCCAGCCGTCGCGACCTGCCCGAATCCAAGCGACGTGCCGCTTCGGCGAAGGACGTGGCCATCCGTGGCGGCCGCGATGTCCGCTGGGTTGCCCGTGCTGTTCGCGCTCCTTCCGATCACGGACAGCGCCGCGCTCTCGCGCAGCTTGTCGTCGGTCACGGCGTCCGTGTCGATCGTCCACGTCGCGCCGCTGCCGCTCACGAAGATGTCGCCCTTGTCGCCGTCGCTCACGCCGCCCGACGCGCTGCCCGGTTCCCACTGCTGGAGCGAGTCGTTCCAAACGAGCGCCTGCCCCGCTGTCGGCGCGGTCGCCGCCACAGTTCGGCCGCGCAGCCCGTCGACGGTGGGATTCGGATACGACCCGGCAAGGTCGCCGCCCGCCGATCCTGTCGGAATGCTCGTCACGCCGCTGATCGTGACGGTCGGCGTCACGGGCGACACCGTCACCGAGTTCACCACGGGCGAGATTGTCAGGTTGACGTTGCTCATCGCGTGACTTCGGGAAGCACCACGAACCCGCCGCGCACGGGCGAGATGACGACGGGAGGACTCGACGCATCGTAGAACTCGATGTCCCACACGCCCGTCGACGGCGCGGCGAGCGCCGCCGTCGCGGTCGATGACAGCGTGATGACCGCCGTCGACGCGGTCGCGCCCGGCGTGAACACGATACCCGCCGCTGGTGAACTCGTCATCGAGAAGATCGTCGCCGTCGACTCAAAGGTTTCGCGTCCCTGCACCCGCGCCTGATACCCCGTGAGGTCCGCGGCGTAGGTGATGGTGAGCGTCTCCGTCTGGCCTTGCTTGATCGTCCAATCGTACTCAGCCATCGGAGTCCTCCACGAAGCTCGGCGGCACGCAGTACCAGCCTTCTGGGATCGACACGCGGTTCTCCGAGAGACGCCATTCCTTCGACGCGGGATCGACCGCGTAGACCCTGGCCTCAGTCCTTGGGCCGATCCTGATCGGACTCGCCTCCGGGACCAAGATGGTTCTGGTGCAGCCAGTCGCGGATGCGACCGCCAGCGCGGCGAAGAGCGCCGTGATCGCGAGGCGAATCCACTGCGCGATCTCCTCGCTCGACAAGCGAGACGAGCCACCTGACGAGCGCGCCGACGATGCCCTCGACGATCGAACGCATTCGGCCTCCAGACTAAGACGCGTCATCCTGCTTCTCCTCCAGCCGCCTGCGCAGGAACCGAATCTCCTCGGCGGCCGCAGCAAGTTCGTTCTTGATGTCGTGCCAGAAGCTGAACATCGGGCTGTCGGAAAGCAACTGGAGACGGTCGACCCTGTCGGCCGCCTTCATCAGTCGGTCCTGATACGCCTCCGACGCGCGCGCCCAGCCCGTGTCGCTCACTTCGCACCCGCCTGCTCGCTGCTCACGCCGTTGTCCCGCGCGAAGATCAGTCCGAGTCCCGCGACGATCGCGGCGACGAGCGCCGCGTAGTCGGGTTCGGTCGCTGGATTGCCGTCGAAGATCGCCTGAAGCAGCGAGCCTCCGGCCACAAGGATTGCTCCGATTCCCGCGACAGTGGTCTTGTACGAACCCTTCATCTTGTCAGTCCTTTCGTCGTAGTCGTGTCCGATCAACGCTCGGCCCTGTCCATCCGCCGCTCAAGCGCCTCGATGCGCCGCCTGATCTCCTCGATGGCCGAACGCTCGGCCGCCGCTGAGATCGCCGTCGACGCCTGCGCCGACGCGAGGTCGGCCACGGCTCCCGACAGCGCCTCCATGTCCGCGCGCGCGCGGTCGAGCTGCTCGCCCTTCACGCCGAGCGAGTAGATGACCGCGCCGAAGCCGACCAGCATCGAGACGATCTGGCCGATGCCGACCATCGTCGCGATGGGCCGCGGCGGCCTGCGGTCCTGCTGCTGTTCCTTTTTCGTCTCGTCCATCGTGTCTGTCATCGGACCCGCCGAGCGCGTCCTTCAATCCTCGTCGTCCTCGCCGTCGTCCTCTTCCTCGTCATCGTCAGGATCGTCCATCTCCTCGACCTTGGCCGCGACCCAGCGCATCAGGCCGACGACCGTCAGCCCGTTCCCGAGCGACGTCTGGTAGACGGTCGTCTTTCGTCGGCGCTGCTTCGTCCACACGACCATGATCGCGTCCGCGCCGACGACCTCGACCGCCTCGCGGCACAGGCGCGCCATCTCCGCGGCCTCGATGTCCTCGGCGCTCGGCGGCTTGACCTTGCGGTCGACCTTCGGCGGCTTCGGTTCGTCCGTCTCGCTCATTTCGCTGCCTCCAGCGAGAAGGTGGGGACGTAGTTCCCGCGCGTCTTGCCGGGCGGGACGTGAAGCCTGATGCCGACAGTCAGCCACCACGCGCCGATCGACTGCGGCATGAACCCCTTCTCGACCGCCCATCCGCTGCCCGACGTGGTGTCCTCCTTGTAGCCGGGCGAACGAATGTGGACCTGCTCGTCGCGGGTGATCGTGTTCGACTGCGTGAACCGCTGGCGGGCGATCGACAGGTAGAACTCGGTGTGGGTGTGGCCGCTCCAGACGATGTCGGCGTCGGGATATGAGATCGCCATTCGGTTCGTCTGGATGACGCCGCGCGTCACGGGCGCGCTGCCGCCGAAACCGTGGTGGTACGCGATGACCACTGACCCCGAGTCGCGGCCGCAGTGCGTGAGCTGGAGCCTGATGTAGCCCGCGTATCTGCCGAGGTTGAGGTGCGGCGCGTGCGGCTTGAGCCGCGCGTAGAGCTGCTGCGTCAAGTCGAAGTCGTTGTGCTTGGCGACCGCCGTCTCATGGTTGCCGGGTGACATATGCAGCCAGCGCGGCGCGAACCGCCTGTACCGATCATGCGCGACGTCGACCAGTCGGTTCATGTACGGGCCGTGCTGGTACTCTGGCCGCAGGTGCTCGCGGTCGGCGCGCTTGTCGTAGCGCCCGTTCATGCAGTCGAAGAGGTCGCCGATGTCGCAGATCAGCGCGTCGCGCTTCTCGGCCTCGACAAGATGCCGCATCTCCATGTCCTGATCCGCGGCGGTTGAGTCGTGGTGCGCGTCGGATCGCAGCAGGAAGACGCGCGTCGCGTCGAACTTGTCGATCGCGAACTTGCATACCGTGACGTTGGGAGTCGATCCCGTCGTATCCGCTTCCATGCCATGCACATCGGCTCGGACCTCCGACAGGATCGGCGCTTGGCAAAAAGCGAACCGCCGCGGCTGGCGGCGCGGCGGTTCGCCAAAGGGGATAGTCGGTCAGACGATTCTAGTCACGGACAGAAGCCCGCGCAAGAGGCCGAACAGGATGGCAAGTCCCAGCCCCGCCGAGACGGTGTCGGCGCTTCCGATCGCCAGCCCGACGAGCATGAGGAGGACGCCGAGTCCGGCGAGGATCAAGGTGATGGTCTTCAGCATCAGAGTAGAGGCTCCTTCGGGTCCATGCCTTGCAGGCGGCAGATCGTTTTGTCCGCGTACTCGACGGCGTTTTTCAGCGATCGGTTCTGCTCGGCGTGCTCGACCGCGTCGCGCATCACCGTGTCGAACAGGGATACGAGGGTCTTGATTCGGGCGGCGGTAAGCCTCACCGTCTCGTCGTCCGGCAGGTGGTTCGCCATCGCGAGGAGCTGGTCCATCTCGTCGCGCGCGTCGTGAATGGTGGATTCGGTGTCGCTCATGCCGCACCTCCATCGTCTCGCGGAGATGCCGCGTCTTCCAAGTTCTTGACAAGGTCTTTCGCCGCGCTTGCCGTGTACGACTCGTCGCGGTCGGTCAGTACGCCCCCCATCGTGACCGTGTCGGCGACGATAGAGACGGGGATGCGCACGGCGGCAACGCCAGCGCGAAGCAACGATTCAGCAAAGTTCAGCATGACTTGTTTCCTTCCTTGAAGTTTGCCCACACGCACACGCGCTGCGCGCGCCCGCTCGAGCCGTCGCGCGTCTGACCGTTCGCGGCGATCAGGCCGAGCCTACGAAGGTCGCTGCACCGCTTCCACGCGGTCGGGATTCCCGCCTTGAGCGCGGCCTCCTCGTCCGTCAGCCCGGCCGCGCCCGCCGCCTCGTAGACCTTGGCGAGCCGGGCGACCTGACCGCGCGCGTCGAGCGCCTCGGCCGCGCGGTGGCTTGTCGCGGGATCGGAATGGCGGGCGCGCGTCGCGGCCGCGAACAGGTCGAGGTGCGCGAACGGCGCTCCGCTCGACCTCATCATCGCGTCGTTGGCGAACCTCATGTCAGCACCCCGATTCCGAATCCGACCGCGAAGAGCGCGATCGCCCAGCCGACCATCGAGAAGACAAGAAGTCTCTTCACGAACCGCTCGTCTCCGAAACTGAACTCACTCTGCTCCATTGGGTGTCTCCTGGCGCTCCTGCGCCACAACGTGGAACCTGACCGAGGGATCGAACGCGAACCGAATCCTCGCCTTGAGGTTGCGCCGCGTCGTCCCTCCCTTCGCGTCCGTGCCGTGGATCGAACGGCAGTAGACGTAGCCTAGATGCTTCCCGTCCTGCGTGAGCTGCATCGCGTCGCCCGGGCGCATGGCCCGGAACACGCCGCCGATCTTCTCGGGGTCAAACTGCATCGGTCCTCCTGATGGTGAGCGTGACGCCGACAGGCTCTGCCTTCTCGAACGTCACGGGGAGATGGGTCACGCCCGAATCGTCCGCGAGGAGCCGCGCGTCCACCAGCCCGTCGAATGCGGCCTTCAGCGACGCTAGCAGGTTGTCCCTGTCGCGGCGTCGGTCCTGCTTGAATCGGAAGTGCGCCTGTATCTCGGCGGACTTCCATGCGGCCGGGTGCGGCGCGTGCGCGGCCCATCGCGCCGTCTCGCGGTAGAACTTCGTGGCCTTGGCCTTGGTGCGCCAGTGGACGCGGGCGTTCGGCTTGAGCGAGTCGGGCGGGAGCGGGAGGTAGATGGTGACGGTCACGACTTCTCGCCTCCCGCGCGCATGGACCACGACGCGTTGAACGCCTCGCTCTCGTCGCGGATTTCGGCGACGCACGCGGCGTACCCAGCGATGTCGGTCATGTTGTCCCTCTTGGGCGCGTGCTGCTCGCGCGCGCACTTGTCGAGCACCATGATGAGTCCCCAGTCGGCGGGCGTCAACGGCTCGCGGAACTTGTGCGAGAAGATCGCGTTGATTGCGCCGACCGTGCGTGCGAAGTGATCGCGCGGGGAACCGTATGACGCGCCGCGCTCGCGCGTGGCTTGGATGGCGTCGAGGAGTAGGCGTTCGCGCTCGGTCATGGCTTTCGCTCCTTGGCCTTATAGGCCGCGATCCTCTCACCAATCCACTCCATGCAGTTCACGGCCATGCTGTTGCCGAGCGCCTTGTAGCGCGGGCCGTCCGGGCATTGATCGGCGGACTTCTTGCGCCACGGTATCAGCGTGTAGTCGTCGGGGAACGCCTGTAGCCGCTCGCACTCGCGCGGGGTCAGGCGGCGCACGGTCATGGTCGCAGCATGGACAGCCGCGACCTGCTGCGTCACCTCTGCCGACTGCGGCGACCGCGACGGGTCGTTCGATGCGGTGAGGGACGGCGCGACATTTGCCGCATCTGCGCCGTGATCCTTGCAGGAGAAGGCGACCGCCGGCGTCTGACACCGCTGCAACGGCCCCGTGCCTTCGACCGTGATCCCGAGTCCTTCGTTGGCGTTGCCGTAGCCGCCCGCGTTCTGCCAGTTGAATCCGACCGCGTGCTGCGTCCCGTCCGCGCGCACCGTGTACATCGCGTCTCCGTCCTCGCCGATGCCCGTCATCTGCTTGTCGCGCAGCTCCTTGTTGAGGCACATTCCATTGATCGGGTAGGCCTGCATCACCGTTGTCCCCGATGCGTTGACGCTGCTGCCGGGCGTTCCCATCGTTGCAGCGACATCGCCCGTGATCGCGTGGTTGTACATGTCCGTGCCGATGGCAACGGCCTGCCGATTGTTTCCTCCACCGCCCCCCTCAAGCGTGCATGCGACTTCCTCCTGTGCGCCCATGCTTCGCGCTGCTGCGGATTGACCGGGCTTGAACGCCACCGCGTGCGTGTCCCGCTCCCCCGTGTCGAAGGCGTTCAGCGTGTTCGCCTGCTCCGCCTCGACCCACGACTCGTCGTCCGTCGTGGACTGCGCGAGCTTCGACTTGCGGAAGGGGACGGCGACAGCGTGCGGCCCACGCGCCACCATCGACGGCATCGCGTCATCCTCGCGAATCACGGGATCGTACTGCGCGTTTTCGCCTTGGTTGAACGCCGCACGGTCGATGACGATCGGTTGCAGCACCGCGCCCAGGTTGTCCTTGTCCGGCATCCTTTGCGCGCCGTCGGCGTTCTTCTTCGTCAGGGTCGCGGCGCAGTCGCTGCCGTCCCACCACTGCCCTGCGCCAGCGCCATCCGAAGCATCGGCGGCAGCGCCTTCCCCCTTCGCTCGGCGCGGCGAAGAATCCCGCTGCACGCTTTCGCGCTCAAAGAGTACTGCGGCGGGAGCGCGCGCGTTTCCAAGACATCCGACAACGAAGACACGTCGCCTGCGCTGCGGGACGGCGCGGGGATGCCGTTGTGTTCGCACCCATTGAGCGTCAAGCACCCTGTAGGCCCACCCATACCCCAGTTCCCCCAGCGCCCCGAGGAAGGAACCAAAATCCCGTCCGCCGTCGCTTGACAAGACACCGGGGACATTTTCCCACACAACCCATCGAGGCCGTAAACGCCGAGCGATCTCAAGGTAGGTAAGCATGAGTCCTCCGCGAGGGTCGCTGAGTCCTTTGCGGAGTCCTGCAACGCTGAAAGACTGGCATGGGGTTCCTCCGACGAGGATGTCGATGTCTCCGGGCTGAAGAGGCCAAGCTGCATGGTTCGTCATGTCTCCGAGATTGGTGACTTGGGGGTAATGGTGCGCGAGGACGGCGGACGGGAACGGCTCGATCTCGCTGAACGCAACGGGCGTCCAGCCGAGCGGATGCCAGGCGACGGTGGCGGCTTCGATTCCCGAGCAGACGGAGAGGTATCTCATGGCTTCCGCTCCTTCATGCTCATCAGCACCGCGCCCACGCGCTGTGGCGTGCAGATCACGGAGTCCTTCGCATCCACAGACCTGCTCACCTGCTTGTCGCCGAACTCGACCAGCAACCACGGACCGTCCTCGTAGTCGATCAGCACGACCGTCCGAGCCTTGTCGAGGCTGATCGCGACTGGCTGGCCGTCGTTGTCAAGTCCGCACAGGAACATCATGCACCTCCATTCTGCACACGACCATCGGTCGCGTGCGGCGCGTCGAAGCAGTCCCAGCCGCGCACCTTGGCGACGCGCCTTGACTGCTCCACATCGAATCCTCCGCTCAAGCCACACAGATCACGCCGCGCCTCGTCGCGCTCGGCGTTTGCCTTTGCGACCTCGGCCTTGAGCGCGGCGTTCTCGGCTAGCAGCGCCCGCAGCGCGCCATGAAACGGTGCGTCCACCAGTTCAAACAACCTTCCGACCAGTTCTCGTTGGTCGTCGCTCATCGCTGCACCTCCTTCGCGTCGAAGCAGTCCCAGCCGAGCATCCTTGCCACACGCGGAGCATCCATATCTCCAGAAATAACAGACGGGTGCCTGTCCAGGAACAGCATTCTGGCCCTGTCGCGCTCGGCGGTGCGCTGCGCGAGGTCGGCCTTCACGGCGGCGAGTTCGCGCTCCAGTTCCCGAGCAAAGTCGGCTGACACATTCCACGCCGATACGCGGAGTTGT